GGCATCGCCTTCAGATCCTCGAGACGCTTCTTGTTTACGGCGTCTCCTACTGTTGCCTCGTCTAGGATCTCGTTAGCTCGGTCTATGGCCTTCTTTAGCGTGGGATGCATGCTGTTCTCCTTTCTTTATTTGGTTACGACGTCAGTGTAGGTGATGACGTCTTCCGGACGCATCTTCTTCGCCATACGGATCTGGAGCCTGTTTGGCATGTTCTCCAGTTTCATTCCGTGGTGTTCTTTGATGAGCACCAGCGACACGAGTTCCTCGTGTGTGAATCCCCTGTAGAAGTCCGGGCAGTGTCGGCACAGGGATACCGAGACCTTCTGAGTGAGAGGACTGTTCTTCTTGATTACAGTTCTGACCATGGTACATGCTACATGACTGCAGGAACTGCATGTAGAGGTGACCGCGATGTCTACTTCTATCTTGTCACTGGCGACGGCCATACCTGGGAACCACTTGCCCTTCTTCTTGATCTCTTTAGGTGGACGGTTAGCGCGTTCCACGGTCTTGACTGCCTGTTTGACCATGGCAGCGATGAGTATAGGTACTATACCCTGTGCCTTCAGACTTGCTTCGAACTGCTGTGCGTTGAATTCCATTTTGTGTTCCTCCTTTGTTTGGTTATGCCCAGTCGGGCGGTGTGAGGTGGATGAAATTGCCGTGTACGGTAGCTGTGTAACCTCTGGCGATCAGAGCCTCTACTAGTTCTTTGTTGGTGCCAGCCAGTGTTTTTGAAGCTACATATGTGGTAGTGTACCACTGACCGTTTACTTGGAATGAGCAACTACCATCTTCTGGTATGGGACGCAGCTTAGGCGTGATGTCGTCCCAGTGCCACAGGACTGCGGTTGCTGGATCAAGTGGTATGTTGTATCTGGCAGGACGCTCTACGTGGTCCTGTATCCACTTGTTAGACGGTTTTGTCTTGCGGTTCCACTCACCTGCGAGACGCCACTTACCTGACCACCAGAACCACAGGTATTTATCTTCCAGTTTCACTCTGACGTTGACGCCGAGCCACACCGGGACACCTTTCGCGTTGGTTATTCTGGCACCCATCTTGATACCTTCCTCGAGGGTGTAGAACTGCGCGCCCCGGACTCTCATGTAGTCTATCTCAATGGGTCCTGGTTCTTCCTTGCAGGTGCCCATGACCAGGTGAAACTGACTGTCGGGATCTATTGCGTACTTCATGTGATACTCCTCTGCCGGTGTACTAAGCCCGCCGGCAGGCGGTTGGATGTCACTGTTGAGTTGCGAGTTTAGCCAACTCTGTGTTACGTTCCGATGTAGTCCGTCTGGGCACCACGTTCCAGTCTTTCTTTTTGGAGACATAACTGGCTATACTTTTGTGTGATGTACTAGATCCAAGCCTTTCCGCCATGGCTTCGGCGATCTCGTTGTAGGTCAGGTAGTTGCACGTGGGATCTTCTAGGATAGATTTAGCTACGGATTCCACGGTGACTACTCGGGTCTTTTTGAGGTCCATGATGAGGCTGACTAACTCAGTTTTAGTCTTTGTCATGAACTCCTTCTTCTGCGCTTCGAGGTCCTCAGGACTATTGATGGCATGTTCGAGGTGGGCGGCAAGCGCATTTAGTGCGTCTACATACAGGTTCTTCATTTAGTTTCTCCTTTCTTTTCTCTTGCAATGTCCAAGAGTTGTTTGGTGTATTTGATTATCTTTCGTCTGGCCACGTTCTTCTTCCACTGTAAGAGCGTGCCATACTTCTTGAGGTCCTCAGCAAACTGACTGAGGAGTTTGGCGTCTACTCCGCTGAAGCCGACGCCGTTGCGCTCCACCGTGTGCCTGGATGCCTGCTCTGGTGCGGTCTGTCTGGCATAGACGGCTAGTATTGCTCTGTAGAGCCAACGATCATCTTCCAGGATTTTGATTTCTATGTCCACTGCTGTGAGGTTCATGCTGTCCTCCCTGTGTTAACTACTTAATTTTAGTGAGTAAGCACTCAATATCTTCAATACAGATTATTAATCTGTCTTCTAGATCTTTTGGTACTGTGGCCTGTTCCAACAGATCTATGGCATTTTTAAAGACTCGTTCTGTAGATAGCGAACCTCTAACATCGTAGATCACAGACGCTATAGTTTCTGATATTGCCATGTGTTTTTCCTCCAGATATTAGAGTTCTAGGTCAGACTTCCAAGTAAGTTCCAATTTGTAATCCTTGATGTAGTCTTCGAACATGGCTAGGAGTCTGGCGTAACTCTCCAGATCGCCTCTCTGCAGCATGTCACGCATGACACGGAGGTAACCGACCAGCAGACCATCGCTGATTATCTCGATGGCTTCTAGGGTGACTATTCTGGTGTCTATGCGTGATAGTGCTGCGTGTATCCTGTCTCCGCGTTCCTTTATTATGGCATCGTTGTTGGCATAGAATTGTAACTGTGCCTCATAGTGCATCCACTCGTTGGTGGCGTACCAGTCTACGTCGTCTTCGAGTTCTGGTGTGTGCGATGTGACAAATTCGCACTCGAGTTCTTCTCTGGACGCGTCGAGACGTTTCAGTCTGGTAAAGGTTCCAGACTGTCCGCGACTGAATCCAGAGCACACTGCACGAACTCCTTCCTTGTTCTTGTAGATGCGACCGTAGTCTGCCATCCAGTGACCTGCTGCTTTCATGATATGTTCCTTTCTAGGCAGTTTAATGTCGTGCCCAGGACAGTTAACCTATCTGACGCGTACCACGCTATGCGGACCATGAGTGTGGTCGGTCCAGGCTTCGCCTATCTTGAGGTTTCTGATGTCGACCTGCATGTTCTCGTCATAACCTTCATCTTCGGTTATGCGATCGAGACTTACAGTGTCTGACGGTGGAGTAGAACCCTTAGGCCACGTACCATAGCCGTCGCCCCAGAAACGCATGAACAGGCGATCGTCTTGTTCTTGTTCTTTGATAGCGATCTTGAATATCCTGTGGCTGTCTCCGTGTCCCACAGTGTCGTACGCGCACACGGTCTCTTTGACGTTTCTGCTGGTCACCAGTTTATCGCACTCGAAGCAGTGTGCTACGAAGATGTTACCAGTAGTTGCGAGTGTGTTGAGCATAGTCTTGATGACATGGTTTTCTATGGATCCACCGGTGTAGAATCGTCCTGCTAGTATGCCGAGTAATATGTCGACCATACTAGGGTCTTCATTACTCTCTAGTTCTGTCATGACGGACAGCATCCTGCTGATCTCCTTGTCCCTGATGCGCTTGACGTCTACCATGTTGGGCGTGTCGAAGTGGAGCTCGAATGTGAACTTGGATTTGGACTTGGATTTGTGAGTTTCGCAACCTACCTTGTCACACCCAGCAAAGCGTTCATCTTTAGGATCGAAGTCTTTGCATGTAAGGTTGCCAGCTGTAATCAATCCATTACGACCTGCACTGACTACAGCATTTAGGAATTCTCTGTCACATGAGAGTCCATCATTGTGTGCATCGATGGCAGAGTACAACTTTTCGTTAAGTTCCTTTGTTATGTCTTTCAGTTCCACAGTGTTCTCCTTTTCCCCGTCGTGCCGGTAGGTCAGCGGTTGTTACTTACTCAGTTACACCTTCTCCTCGAGCATCTTCCGGAACTGACACAGTGCCACGCTGCATTGTACTGCACCAGGTAGTCCAAGTTCTGCAAAGTCCTGCAGCGCTTCGTGCAGTTCATCTGTCTTCTTGCGCACGTCGATCTCTCCTGATGTATCTGTGAGTCTGAATGCGCGTTCTATCTTGGCATTCCACGTCTCGGTGATCACGTTTCTCACGCCTTCAGTCTCTGCGTAACGCTTGAGGTTACCTGCTATGCCATGTTTTACAAACAGGCGCAGGTTGCGCAGGTCCAGCTTGCACATTGCTATGTGCAAGGCCTCAACTGCTGTTGCGATCTCTTTGGCGCGATTTTCATTCATGCCGTCTTCTAATAACTGCTTCAGATACCTCTGCATATCGTATTCCTTTCTGCCAGTGTACGATGCCCACTGGCAGGCGGTTGTGTTCTACTCCCTGTCAATAAGAGGTTGCTTGCTGAGCGCTATGGATTCGTCCATCTCTGTCTCAGCTACGTCCTTGAGCGAAGTCATGCGCACTAGTAAGGCAGACTTGCTCTCTGCTTTTACCTGTATCACATGATTGTGCAGATTGCCATTGTAGCAGTCTCTGCAAATGATCAGATCAGCGCCGTCTGCAAGATCGTCGAGCTTGTAGAAGGTCTTTGATGGTATCTCAGTTACTTCACAAAGTTGACATGGTATCATTGTGATCTCCTTATACTTGTTGTGGCAGTAGTCTTGAGACTTCTGCATGTTATATTACTTGAACAGCGGTCCTATGCGTCCACCCTTGTAGATGTCCATCTGCAGGTACATCGCCTCTTCCATGTCCTTACAACGGCGTGCACGACCGCGACCAGGTTTCTTGTAGTACCATGCGACTGCCTCGCAACCGGTCTCCACGTGCAGTTTGATTGCAGTAAGCTTGGGTCTGATGAGTTTGGAGTTGAGGAACCTCGTCGCGGTGACTGCTTGCGCGTGCAGTTTCTCTTCCCTGCTGGGCATCTCGACTGTGGTGGGCTGGTACTGATCGCCCTTGAGGAAACGCTGTACGCTGGCTAACATCATTGTGTGTGACATGCTAGATCTCCTTTCTTTGGTTGTGTGCCTACAGCAAGCACATGGTTAGTACGAATGCTACAGTTGCGATTAATCCAACTGCGGCGCATACGAGTTGTCGTCTGTTAGTGTCGTACATGTAGCGCAGGTCGTACGGGAGTTTACTCATAGTCTGCCTCCTTCATCGCATTGTGTATGCCTAATTGGTAGTGCATACTGAGTTCTGTCTCTTTGAGTTCTTCAGCCTTTTCAAAGAAGCCCAAGTGATGCAGCTGGAGTCTCAGTTGATGCACCTGTTGGATGCGTTCTGTTGAGACTGTCACGATTGTAAACCTTGCTGTAGTTGTCTTCATGATGCTCTCCTTTTACTCTGTCTGTGATATTATACGTACGTTGTGATGTCCGTGGATGGTACGCAGTGCTGTGATAATCTGATTGTTGGCTTTCCTGCACACGTGTTTGGTTGGTTTATTCATGCGGTGGATGATGATTATGATATCGTGCATGTGTTTCTCTTTATTTGCTACTGTTGCAACCTGTGACACTCGTGTGGTCTGGGGCAAAGAATGTTCTTTGAATAAGCTATTTATGCAGGCATTGCATCCAGTACATGGTTGGTTAGAGTTTAGTTCGCATATGCCAGGCTTAGCTAACTCGTTAGTTTGATCTAAAATGTTGTACATGTTTGTCTCCTTGTTTGCTGATATCACAGCTTGCAGTATTATCTACGATTTTTGTAGGTAGTCCAAAAACCACGATACTCCCAATTTGGAAATTTGTCAGTCCAATAACAACGGTGTTCTTTCTTTATCCATTTCTTCATTTTAATAGTTACAGGTGCAATTGTCCATTCGAATGCACAGGCAGCAAGATGTAGTACTCTGTTTCTCATATAAGATGACTTTAAAAAAGCTGCAGCTTGCTTAGCTTGTACTTCAAATGGGTTATTATGGTAGCCTACTGATGTGGTCTGTTCTTGATACTCTGGTATGAACCTTGCACCAAGATTATAGAACTGTATAGCATGTGTTATTTCATGTATCATAGTACACATTACTTCAAAGGCAGGTCGGCCAATAGCTATACTGATCCGCATATCATTTGAACTATACTGTCCGACAGTAGATGCCTTTAATGGTAAATGTACTCCATAATAGAAGTCTATATCATGTTTGCATAACCAGTATAGTGAGGGTAGTTTGTACTGATGATCACAGTACGTGTTTTGTACCCACAGTTCTAACGTAGGGTACAACATAGTAAGTAATTGTTTCTTATTGACTTCATTTAATCTAGACATGACTATCTCCTTTCTTTAGTTGTTCTGTGGTTGGCTGGCATCATCAGCACATAGGCATCACCTTATGTGAAGGTCTGTCTCACGACAGTCCTTTCGCCTAGTTAAACATTAACACTAATATAGTAGTAATTAACAGAGATCGTTCTATCTTGATTCCTATATCACTAAGAGCACAAGCTATAGCCGAGTCTTCTACAGTTATAATGATTGATTCTATTGCCTGGTTATATTGCATGAGTCTTTTAAGCATGATAACTCCTTTGCCGATGTCACAGCTTGCAGTAGTTAAAGTAATGACATATACTATATGCCCGGGGCATTAAGTATTTTTGTTGCTGCGTGTTCTCCTTTAATAGGTCCGTCCCAAAAATTTCGTATTTCTGGGCTTTAGGTCTGCTGTGGTAACCTGCATTCTGATAACTGCGACGACGGGAACTCGATGCACCTCCAGCGATATAAGATCAGAAATATACTGGGTACCCTTTCCGCTCCAATCGCGATACGATGGTAGGTATGGACACGATCACCCTGCACATAGCCCGCCAGGTAATGCACGCGATAGCCGCCTATACGGGACCCATGGTCATAGACTCCATAGTAGATGCAATGGTGCTGCAGACAGATCAGCCACGCGCCGTGGTGCTGAAGGTCATCGAGTTCCTACAGGAGACCAAGAGACCGGCAGCCAACGTGCCCCAGTCGGTCGGAGTTGCGCCTACAGGTCCAGCGCCTGCAGGTCCAGACCCACTGCTACCGCTAGTGATCGAGGAGGGGCCTGTGGACCTCCTGTGCGAATTCACGTTCAATTACCAGGTGGCTAAAGCACTGCTCAAGCAGACCCTGGTCTCTGCAGATCGTAGCGTGGACCCGGACGAGACCAGGAAGAACCTGCGAGTCATCTCTGCGTTCATGGATAGCATGCTAAAGTATCAGGAGCGTCTCTTTAACGTGCAGCAGATGCAGCGGTTTCAGGAGGCGGTGTTTACCACGATGGAGGAGGCCGAGCCTGGACTTCGAAAGGAACTTGCAAAGCGACTGCTTGGAGCTGACCTGTGAGCACGGCATACGGAGATCAGTTGAAGGAGATCATGCAGGTGCGGTACGGCGACAACTCTGCGCAGTCATACAGCGACTGGATGATAGCCAATACCAGACTGAAAGGCAGGAGGTTCGGCTTTGCCAAACACGAGTACCAGATAGCCCCGGTCGACGACCCGGCCCGCATCCTAGTGATGGAGAAGTGCGCGCAGTTTGGGTTCACAGAGTGTTTCTTCCGGTGGATAATCGGGTTCTTAGTCAAGCACCAGGGCTCGCAGGGCATATTCACGCAGCCTACCGATCGAGACATGAGCACGTTCGCCAAGTCCCGGGCTGACGTGATCTTCGAGGAGTGTCCGGTCGTCAACAAGCTCGGGACCAGTGGCGTGGACAGCGTGTCGCTCAAGCGCATCGGGACCAGTTTCCTGAACCTGAGAGGGACGTTCGGTAGCAGGGCTGCTATATCAGTGCCTAGCGATGTCAACAACTATGACGAGGTAAATTTCAGCAATCCGCGCGTCCTTAATCAGTATAAGTCCAGGCTGCAGCACTCTAACTTTAAGCTGGAGCGCTACATAAGCACGCCGACGATACCAAACTACGGCGTCAGCGAGCTGTATAATCGAAGCGACAAGAAGCGACTGTTTCTCAAGTGTCATAGGTGCAACAGGTGGCAACAGTTAGACTGGCCGACCAACATGTTCTACAGGAGGCTCAAGGACTCTGTCATCCTGCCCCACGACGACGAGACCTTCGAACTGTACGTGACTGAAGAGTACGAGTACGCGCCCCTGATCGGGTGCTCCAACCCCAGTTGTCAGCGCGAGGTCAGCCGAGCCTGGCCTGGCCGCGAGTGGGTAGCGGAGTTCCCCGCCAGGAACCGCGATTCCGACAGCGGAATCAGCGGGTACCACATAAACCAACTAGACGGAGAGTACGTGTCGGCCCTGGAGATAGTGCGAGCATCCGACAGGCGTCTGGATGGCTACAAGAGGATAGAAGACTTCCACAACTTCTGTCTGGCGCAGCCTTACGAGGGCGGAGACAGTGTGAGAATCACGGATCACTGCAAAGAGCTGGCTACTGTTCGCATGGCCATGCCAAACGAGGCCTGTGGAACGTTCATAGGCGTCGACCTCGGAACTTACTGCCACTTGATAGTGCTGATGGATATGTGGTTCCCCAACAGGGACACTGCGGTGTCGGTCGCGATAGCCTCATACCGGATACATCGCAGCGTCCTCGAACAGCGCCTGCCAGAACTGATGAAGAGATACGGTGCCCTGTTCACGGTAGCAGACGCCCAGCCTTACACCACTACTGTCGAGAAGATAGCCAAGGCTCATCCCAAGAGGATGTCGATCTGCTTCTACGGCGGTAAGAAGTCATACACGTGCGCCGATGAGTTCGTCATGGTGACCGCCAACAGGACAAACGCGCTAGATGCGGTGACCGACCTGATACCCAAGGGCGACCTGTTGATAGCAGACGGCATGCTGGATTACGAGCTGGTGTGGGCGCACCTGAAGCATCTTGCGAAGGTCAAGGCAGAGGACGACGACGGCGAGGAATATTACGACTACGTGAAGATAGGTGACGACCACTACGGTCACGCGATAGGCTACGCTCTGCTTGCAAAGAAGATATTCGAGGAGCAGAAACCACAGGGTAACGAGTCGTGCGCGCCGGTCGAGGTGGTGGGAATGGAGACTAACCTGTGATAGAGCTGACAGCTAGCGGAAGCGGAAATGCGACGCTGTACGTGCTAGGCGGACAGGACGGAGCTCTGGTCCGTCCGGGGTGCCGTCTGATAGGAGCTGCAGACGGGGGCGTCGTTAATGCTAAAGTCCTAACGTTGAACTCCTCTACCGGACTGACGTTGACAGCTCCAGTCGGATTTCCTCTTACCAGCGCCAGGCTCACTGCGATCCCGCAGGGACCTCCGCTGCGAGACCTGACACAAGAGAGCAAGACTGCCTGGTTAGGCATCGGACCCAACGACTCTCTGATAGTGCCTGCAGGGCTCAGGACGATAACGCCTCCGCAGGGGTTCGATGCCGAACTGGAGGCCATAGTAGTGTCATTCTACGGTACTAGCTGGGGCCTGGTGTGGGCAATCGCACGGCCGATGCCAAGTGGACTGTCACAGCTGACGCATTCTGGCCAGGCTATACTGGTGGCAGGAACGCTTGACAGTCTAGAGCTCACGTTTCCGTATCAGAGCGGCATAACAGGCATCAGCACTATCCGCAGGAGGGGTTAATGAACTGGCTGAAGCTGAACGACAAAGAGCGAGGCGCGATCAACGCGGCCCATGCGTCAAGCGACCTGAGTCACCCGGACGTGGCAGTGGGTCATCTGCAGAGCGTGCAGCAGAGCGTGCCTGGCTACAGACCCGACCTCCTGATGCCGGTGAGCAGACCCAACAGGTCGTTTCACGCACAGGACGTACAGGTATACAGGTACGACGACCCGGACACTCTGCTCCTGCAGCTCAGCAAGATGGACCCGGATGTCAGCGCAGGTATATGGAACTTCCTCAGACTGCTAGACTCGGGTTTCAGGGCTACGGCCCTAGACAGGAGACTCGTGCCGGACCCGAAACTTCAGCTCAGACTAGACCAGATGCTGCTGAGACTGGCAGGTATGAACGACTTCGAGACGTGGGCCGTACGTGCCGACATAGGGCAGGTGGTCAACCAGATGGCCAAGTACGTGCTCTTAAGGGGCGCGACTGCACTAGAGCTGGTGCTAGGGCAAGACAGACGGCTGCAGCGGTTCGTGGTCGTGGATCCGGTGACCGTCATGTTCCGGCAACCGAAGCCGGGTGTATTCGCACCGTATCAGCTGGACTGGGCTGGCCAGCAGGTGGACATGTCCATTCCCACGTTCTTCTGGAGCTTGCTGGACGCGGACGCCTCCAGTCCATTCGAGACTCCACCGTTCCTGCCGGCTATACAGGCAGTGCTGTTCAACCTGTCGGTGCTGCAGGACCTTCAGAGAATCGTCAAGCGGACCGCGTTTCCGCGCATCAAGGTCAAGATCATCGAACAGACGCTCCGCAAGTTTGCACCGCCGCAGGCTCAGATGGACCCGAAGGAGATGGCCCGGTGGCTCAACGAGCAGCGCGCTTCCATAGGCGCGGCCCTCAGGGATCTCAAGCCAGAGGACGCAGCAGTGTTCTTCGACAGCACTGAACTAGGCATGCTAGAAACGCAGTCTAATGCAACCGTAGACTACTCGCCGCTGATCAAGGTCATCGACCAGAGGGTCATCACCGGTCTCAAGTCGCTGCCTACCATACTGGGCAGACAATTTGGGTCCTCGCAGACGCTAGGCGGAGTGGAGTCGCTGCTGTATGCCAAAGGCGTGTGCAGCGTGCAGGCAGTAGTCTGTACGCAGATGAGTCGCGCGCTAACCCTCGCACTCAGGTTAGAGGGCGGCCGAGGATTCGTCAGGTGCCGCTACGGCGCGGTGACCCTACGGCCAGATCACGAGTTAGAGTCATACCGAATACTGCAGCAGAATCGGGTCCTGCAGAACCTCTCGTTGGGACTAATAACCGACTCTCAGGCTGCAGAGGAGCTCACCGGAGATCCCACGCTGCCAGACACGTTCGTATCGCTGTCTGGAACCGGTTTCTGGAAGCAAGATGCAGCGGCTATAGCTGCAGCCCAGGCAAACATAGCTACTCGGGACCCTGCCGGGGCAGAGGCGACAGGGGCTGGAAGAACCAAAAGATAGACGTGGCAAGGAGAACGCTGAGTGCCCGCGATTAGAACCATCATACAGTTTTTCCGTGACCTGTTGGACGTACCGGAGCCAGAACCAGGACGCTACTTGCGTTGGAATGCTCTAAGCGAATTGGAGAACTCTGACGCAGTCGCGTCGATGCGCGTCACTGCGACGTACAAGCCAGTCGCCACGGTCCGCGTAGTCCCTCTGCAGCATCGGGGTACCGGGCACGCGGTTACTGTTAACGGAGTCAGGCAAGGATTAGAAGATTGCACGATAGTCGGTCAGTCTGTGCAGTTCGAGTATGATCTCATATTAGGAGACGAAGTAACGATAGATTACGACATAGTGTAGCACAACACAGGAGGTAATACCATGGCAAGAACACAGCCGAGAGGCAACCAACTAAAGGCAGGATCACTGGCAAATGCTATTATAGCAACCAATGCAGACATCGCATTGTCCAAACTGCACGATGGAGCACTCATAGCTCTGAAGAACGTCACCGGACAGTTAGCCGTGGCCAATGGCACGGATCCGGGGCAGGCGGTCAACCTCGGACAGCTCACCGACGCTACCTCAGCCGCGGCTGGCGGACTGGATGGCAAAGAGTCGTGCCGGCTCGCATTCGCCGTTCCCGTAGACGTGGCAACAGGCGGACTGCTGACGCAGGGCGCAGTGACCCTGCTCGACGGACAGCGCGTGTTGCTGTTCGGACAGACCCTGCCGGAACAGAACGGCATCTACCTCGCCCATGCAGGTGCCTGGACGAGAGCTGCAGACGCCGACAGCAACGCTGACGTAACCAGCGGACTGTACACGTTCGTGGAGGAGGGCACCTATGCAGGGTTCGGGTACATGCTCGCTGCTCCCAACCCGATAGCACTCGGTACCACTCCCCTGACGTTCAACAAGTTCACTGGACTGTCGCAGGTGACAGCGGGTCAAGGACTCGAGAAGAGCGGGGACGAGATCCGCGTGTCCAATCTTGGGATCACAGGCGGGATGCTGGCCGATTCTGTGGCCGGCGCAGGACTGAGCCACAATGTTTCCGGCCCGCTTGACGTCAACGTAGACGGCAGTACCGTAGAGATCAGCTCAGACGCTATCCGCGTGAAGGACGGCGGGATCTCTGCTGCCAAGCTGGCAGCTGGAGTCGCCGGTGCCGGTCTCGTGCAGCATGCCACGACGCTAGAGTTGGACGTCAACGTCGACGGCAGCACCATAGAGATCAGCTCAGATGCGATCCGCGTGAAGGACTTAGGCGTCAGCAAGGCGAAGATCAACTCAGACGTCGCTGGTGCCGGTCTAGAGAAAGCGACTGGCGGCGAACTGGCAGTCAAGATAGACGCTACCGGTTCGACGGCGCTCACCGCAGGCGTCGACGGTCTGAAGTTAGTGCTTCCTACCGACGTGATGACGACAGCCAAGGTGGTTACTCGCGAGCCTGCTGCAGGAACCATCGACGGTGTCAACGTCACGTTTACCCTGGCGTACGTGCCGGTAGTCGGATCCGAGTGCGTGTTCCTCAATGGCTTCCTGATGGACGAGGGTTCAGGGAACGACTACACGATAGACTACAGCAGCAAGACAGTAACCTTCGGTGATGCCCCTGAGACTGGTGACAAGCTCCGCGTCAACTACATCGTGGCGTAGATCACAGACCGACCGACCGACCGGACTCTACAGGGTCCGGTCGGTCGGTCCGAGGAGAGGCGCATGGGACTACACTTTGCAGATGACATGTTTGGAATTTCAGACGACGACTTCAGCATTACCATGGCTGGAGACTTGGTGGTCGGCAGTCAAGTTATAAAGGGTTTAGTCAACACGATTGGCCTGTGTGTAGGCATGACTATCGCGGCTGTGGGCATTCCAGAAGATGCTACAGTACTGGCCATCGATGAATTGACTGGTTGGATCACTGCGAGTGCTGATGCTACGGCAACAGGACACGTCAAGTTCGCGTTCGGACCTGCCGAAGGCGTCGCGTACGGTAACCTGACATTCAACAGTCCAGTGATATGCAGCGTGTCCTGGCTTGAACTAGGCGCAGGTCTAGTCGGCATGCCGATAGCAGGCGACGGTGTGCCGTCTGAGGCTGTTATAGCATCGGTCGACGTCGCGCTTCGGCAGATTACAATGTCGGCAGACGCTGTTAAGACGATCAAGACCGCGCTGACCGTCGGATCTGCTGAACAGTGGCAGTCGTTCGGCTCTAATGAGTTAATGTATAGTCCCAATGGGTTAGGTTGGACGGGCTCTACGTGGTTCTACGAGTATGCCGGACCCGTCAGTCTGTCGCCTCGCAGTAACGTTGGCTGGGCACAGGGCTTCAGGCCAGTCAAGGTAGCAGTGCAGTTTTCGGGACCGGCAGTGGTCACACTCAAGGTGAAGACGTCAGATCAAGATCAGAGTTATACGTTCGACGGCTACGTCAGCGGCACGATGGTCTCCCTGCCAGGGCTTAGCAACGACCTAACAGAAATAGAACTCTCTGAGTACTCTGGCTATCTGACGGTGCAAGACGTCATGTTCACTCCAGGCAAGCTGCAGGTGTGGCAGGACGTCACGGGCGAGTTTACTGGACGCACTGATATGCAGACAATATGGACTGGCAGCGATTACCGGTCAGATGCTGGCTTCAGCGCACCAGATGTATATCTGGCCTATGCGTCAGATACGCACGATAGACCAGCGTCTAAGATGCGCATAGAGTTTAGCGGGTCAGGTCAGGTCGATACCGTGTTTACGGACTCTAGCCGTACTGTAGAAAACATTCAGTCTGGCGTCGAGTTCAACATCAGCGATATCGACATGAATAACTTCTGGCCGGGTTCGTACATGACTTTAGACCTGTTAGCAGGTCAGGGCGGACTGTCGGTGTCCAAGATAGAACTGCTGCGGTACGCTGTAGGGTAATGGAGTAGACGTGAGGGTATCAGGCAATCCAAATATAGTCATGTACGGGTACGTGACCACAGGACAAGACGTGATACTGCTGGTGACTAGCATAGTGAGTGTCAAACCAGGGATGAACCTGACTGGCACCGGAATACCGGACGGTTCCAGGGTAGTCAGCGTAGATCGGGTCGCAAAGTCGTTAGTGTCGTCTAAACCGTGCAGTGCCACAGGCAAGGCGCGGTTGGAGCTCGCATGGCCTCCGCAGGCCTCCGTGTCTGATGTCCAGGTGACCGATCCAGGTGACATGCTATGCGTCGTCAACTTCGTCGAGCACGGCGCAGCGATCCTACTGTCGCATGGAGGTGCAGTGAGCCTGCTGACAGATGGAGGACTGCTGCCGCTGTGGGAGCACGACGACGTCCTGAGGGTTGGTGCCTTCGTGGAGCGCAGCTGCGACGTATGCCTGGACGTCTTGACTAGCGCAGGCTGCAGACTGGTGTGCTTTGACAAGGCTGGCGGCGTGTCGATGTTCGAACTGCCAGAGCTTAACGTTGTTGCTGGATCCTGTTCGGTGACAGTACACGGCGATTTCCTGTACTGCGCTGGCGTCGACGGCGCACTGTACGAGCTCGACGGTAGTTCTGGCGTGACAGTGCGCAAACGAGAGACTACTGAGGAGGCACTTAGGTATCTGACTGGACCAGTATGCTCTGACGGCGAACTGCTGTTTGCCTCGTGCGACGACCGATTCGATGGCCTGTATCGGTTCGATGTCTCCTCGCTGGAACCGCTGGAACAGACCGAGACAGGCAGAGGGGCTGGCATGGTGCGCGTCACTGCAGACGGCGACGTGATATACAAGCTTGGAGTCAGTCCGTTTCGCGTGCGCGTAGTGAATAAGATAGACCGGTTGAGGCGATACTCACCATCGGTCGCGGTGGCTCGCAGTCCTGGCATAGAACGCCTGCACGCGTACGACGATACTGTCTTAGCCATGGCGTGCGATGCCTCCGACGGCGGTCTACAGGCTCTTAGGATGAATATCAGCACCGCTAAGTCAGACCTGATACACTTTGATAACTTTGCAGGCAGACGCCTGTCTGGCATCGCTACAGACGCCTTCAGCCTGTACGCGTCTGACCCTGAGTCTGGACTAGTGCGAGTGTACGAAAGACCTTAGGAGGACACAGTGACAAGAGGAATCGTAGAGAAGATGTTCTCATCGGATAATACTGTCAGTTATGGTCGCATCATATCTTGCGCGTGTCTGGCATGCATAGTGGTCTGGTCCTCTGCGATAATCTGTCGCGTATTCACGGCAACTGGCATGTCCATCGCAGAACTCAAATCGGCCATACCAGACATCCCCAACAACTGGTTGCTGGTAATATGCCTTCCGTTCGGCATCAGCAAGATTGGCGAGACTTTTCAGGCATGGAGCAAGGATACCAAGGCAGCGACTATTGCAGTCGCAGATGAGACCAAATAGGACTGCAAGATGGCCATAGACAAGGCAAAGAGACTCATAGATGGCAAACGGCAGGTGGGCGGTTGGGAGAACCTGGTAAAGACCGACGTCGTCGCAGAGGGGCAGGACTTGGCACCTCAGGTAATAAGAGGCGCACCGCTGCGGTACAGTCCAGAGGTGACGGTCGGCGATCCAGCAGATCTAGTTCCCAAGGAATACGTGGACGCGCGCAGGACTACGCGTACAGTAGATCGCCTGTTTGCAGGTGCTGGACAGACCGCGTTCGAACTGAGCGTCACACCATCTGATAATTCTTTGGTAGATGCGTATCTGAATGGCATATTACTTGCAGAAGGCGATGACTACACTCTGGTAGTAAGAAATCTTACTCTGGTAGACAGCGCTGAACAAGACGATAGACTGATAATAAAGTACTGGTAGGAGTCTGACATGCCGAAAACAGAGATAAAGAGCAGGCAGATAGGTGACGGACAAGTCTGCAGGGCAGACGTCAATGTGACAGACACTGGAAAAGCTCTGGTGCGCAAGGTGTTGGCAGGATCAGGCATATTGACTATGCACAACGGAGTGGACGACGGCACTGGTGACGTGATTGTTACAGTCAAGGGCCTTTCAGTGGCTTCTAACAAGACTTTGTCAGTTTCTAATTCTCTAACTCTGGTTGGTACTGATTCGACTACCATGACGTTTCCTGCCGCTGATAAAACTCTCATGGCATCGGATTACTCTAATGCAGGCACTGCCCCCACCTGGAATCAAGATACTACGGGTTCAACTCTTTATTGGAAGACCTCTGGAACTGGAAAAGCTGCATTGGTAGGTCCTTCTATAGGCACTACTAGAACTTATACATTACCAGATGCTGATGCAACTATTGTTGTGTTAGGAGGAGCACTTGGTACGCCGTCTGGGGGTACTCTAACAAATTGTACTTTTCCTACGCTTAATCAGAATACAACAGGCTCAGCGGCATATTGGAAGACCTCTGGAACAGGAAAAGCAGCATTAATAGGTCCAGCTACAGGCACCACTAGAACATATACATTGCCTGATGCTGACTCCACTATTTTGACTTCGGTATTGGTAGGAACAGCAGCCACTGATGGACCTACTTATGGTACTGAGTTCATGGACGGGGTTAACTGGACGGCTACAGGATGGACAGGATCGTTCGCAGTGGGTTTTACTCATACAGTGGGCAATACTACTGCTCTCACTTTTAACTTAGCTCCTACAGTCTCTACCAGATATAAGATAGTCACGACGGTTACTGGATGGACGGCAGGTTCAGCAAATATTACTATAGGTGGAAAAACATCATTTCTTGGCGCAGGAACAATTATTTGGATTCCTACAGCTGCAACCACAGCTGCGTTTACCATAACGCCAACTACCGGATTCGACGGAACCATAGTCGTGTCTATGAAGCCTGTGACCGCAGCAACCACTCCTTTTATCACTGCAATGGCATCCAACAGCACAGTAGAGGCCGAATTCAGGTTTCCTAATATAAATTTTAGTCTGTACATTGGAACGAGTGCTGGACAGTATGCATCGGGTTTATACAACACAATGGTGGGAGCGAGTACCGGTGCCAACGTGACCTCTGGAAATACCAATACAGGGGTAGGCATGCTGGTTCTTACCACGCTCACTACGGGCAATTCAAATACAGGCATCGGAGTTTGTGCACTTCAGTATATAGATGCTACCAGTAGTAATACCGCATTGGGTTACTATGCAGGAAGAC